CTGAAGCAACAATTGGTTCTTGTCCTAAACTTGGAATAGATGCAGATGCAACATAAACATGTGGATGTGGTGGTAATGCATTAGGATCATCACTTAAATGGTCATATGTATTTTGAACATCAGTTGTATACTTAGTAATATTATCATGAACTGTGCTATTACCTCTATTAATTCTTCTTCTCAAGTAATTCATCTGAATTACATCTATTCCACCTATTTCTAAGATAAAAGTATTACCACCAGTGACACTAGTAACCCTACCAGTACCAACAACATCAGAATCGTTATTTAAAGCTTCTATAAAATCTTCTTCTATAAAATCATGACTTGAAGTAGTTTCTACATTAAAGGTATTGGTAGCAATCTTTGTAATAGTTCTGGGAGTATGTCTTACAGCAGTATTATGAATCCAAGAATTAAAATGGTGATCTGAACCCTTATTTACTCCTAAAGTACCAACTCTTATCTTATCTCCCTTATTAATATACCAAGTATCTGGAATATCAAACCCATCAAGGACTCCAGTTATTTGAACTTTAATTTTTTGAGTAGCATTACCATAAGAATATCCATAAGCAACGTTATTATAGACAACATCATCAGTAACATTATATGAATCTGTAAATGTAGATAATCCAACGAATTGATTTATAGTTTTTCCACTATAAGTTACAATACCTACTTCTCCACCACTAGTCACTCTAAGAGAACCACTAGTAGGGAAACCCACTGTAGTGTCCACTGTAAGGACTGTGGCACCCACAGAAACCGCATCAGTTAGTCTTGTACGGCCAGGAATAATAAAATTTCCTGTTAAAGATTCTCTAGAAACACTTACTTGATAATAGTGTTCTCCACCATATACAAAGTCTTTTACATCAGAAATAGCACCACTAGCACCAAGTATATTGTCATCATCATCATCCTTATCTTGGAATAAAGTAGCACCTTTTAATGCCCTTGTATCTCCTTCTATTTTTTTAACTACAAAATCTTGTGTAAATCCATAATCTGCATCAGATGGTTTAATTAAGAACTCTGATGGTTTTATAATATTAACTTCTTCCCCATATAAGACTCTAAACAAGATTTTATAAGATTCGTCAGTACCTTTTGTCTTATAAAAGTCTTTTATTTGTCTAATAAATTTAACTTGGTCTAAATCAGAGTCAAAATCCCTTTTTTCAAATCCAGAAGCAAAAGTTGTCTTTAATTTTTGGAAAAATTCACGGACAAACAGGTTAGAAAGGTTATGAACCTTAGTTCCACCAGTATGAGCAGCGCCTACTGTTGTATTGAAAGTTAAAAGATCACTTCTTGTAGGTTGATCAAGAGAATCTACACCACTGAACCCTCTAACACACCCTTCAAAGTAAGTAGCACCAATCCCAGTATAAGTTATTATCTCATCGTCTATTTTTAAGAGTCCATATGACGCTGGATACCCCTTTGTTGTATCTACATAGATTTTCTCATCATCATATGTAGCATTTGTACTCAATCCTGTATATTCTGTTAGTGCAGCACCAACAAAAGTCTGTAATTTAGTATATCTGTCAATATTTTCTGCAATATCTACAGGACCGCCTTGATATTCTTGCGATTTGTAATATTGCTTCATGAAATCCACAAAAAGTGGATTTTCTGCCTGCACAAATTCAGGTAACTGATTCTCAATTACCTGACTTATCTTAACTCTTTGAATTGAAGTATCAATCATTTATGTCGAGTACGTCGTTGTCGATGATGTAGAGGGAAAACTACTAGATCTTGTTTTAGTAGATGAAGCTGTTGATGCAACAGTTTTAGTAGAAACTTCTGATTTAGAATCTCTTGTATAGGTTGGAATGTTATAACTTGATCCTCTAGCAAATCTAGATCCAGAAGTATTCTCTCCAGAAGCAATAATGTCTTGTACAACGGTCAATTCAGTATTGGTCATATCATATTTTATGTACAGATCACGTAATCCTATGACATCATTTGACTGAGGCACTGCTTGAATCTCTATAACATCATTTTCTATAGATGTTGAAGTTATATTTACAGTATCTATAAGGATTTCACCAATGTCATATTTGACAGTACCTGCATTTTTCTTAATAATGTTAGGTTTTCCACCTTCTGCATATGTAAAGAAGAAAATTCTTCCTTTTTTGTCATCAATTACCTCATCTGCAAGATAAACTGTACCAGAAACACCATCTAAAGTGAATCCAGTTGACGTAACATTGTAAGAAGACTCTCCAATATGGAATTCATTACCATAACAGAGTTCATATTGTGCCCATTGAGCGATTTCTGCTCTTAGATTTCTTCTTATAGTGACTTTTGTGATATTTGAAGTGATTGCATTGTCAACTTGGTCTATTAAAGTGACTGTTTTACTATATTTGAACCTTCCGCCGAACTTATTAACGTCAATTGACTTAGAATACTCAGTTAAAGCACCAGAAATAGCACTTTTTAACAATGCTGGTTGTTGATTATGGTTAGGATTGTAATAAACTTGACTTTCTGTCTCAACAAATAGGTATTTTAGGTCAATAAACTCAGGAACTATACCAGCAACAGCGTAATTTTTCAATTTTGAGATCAAATCTCTCTTTGTGAAGTCTGAAAGGTAGTCTCCATTCCTTGGTTTTACTGAAAGATAGACTTTTCCGTACCTTGGAGGAGTTAATTCTTCTCCACCATAAGATGTTACAGACTCAACGTTAGGATATATGTAAGAAAGTACCGCTTCATAGTCAGAAGAGGTTACGGCACGGTATTGTGAGGAGTAAATTCGAGGAGAATAGTACTTAATTGACGCAATTGACTCAATATCATCACCATCTCTAGATCTTTCAACAGTTTCAACTAAAGAAACGTTAGTTCCACCGACTACAGCACCATCTTGATTGATTAAACGACCAATAAAACTGAATTCTGCAGCTCCATTAGCTGATTTTCCTTGTGTTTGTAGGTAACTAATGGTAACATAATTATTATTTGATAATTTTCTACCAATTATACCGTCTCCAAACATAATTTCATACCTTTCATCCTCAATTTCTTGCAATAAGTAAGTATTTGAGGTTGATGTGATACCAATAATGTTATCAACTGGCGTATAAGCTACTTTTGTTGATGAACTTTCAGAAGATTTTACATTTACTCTTATACTATCGGTGTCAATGAAGGAATTTGGTAAAATAAAGCGTTGATTTGACTTTGATGTGTCATATGTGAAGTTTTGTGTCAATAAAAGACCTTCAAAAACGTCAATTTCATTAAAAAATGCAATGTTATTATTAACAGGAACGGTAATATCTTCAGGAATCGAAAAAATATAACTTGTATTCTCTGCAATACCATTAACAACCAATCCAGCCTTGAGTGTTAGGGTAACAGCACTATCTAAACCTTGAACATTGAATGATATCTTAGCTTTTGACGCTCTTCTAGACCTTGGAACGTATCCAATGTTACGTGCTAATGCAACAACGTTCTCTCTTAACGTGGCAGAGTCGAGAAAATTCTCATTTACTGCCATATTTGTATTATATGCAGTAATATAGGTATTATAAGCAAGGGCATCTAAAATAATAGACAAATTAGACCCTTCAAAGTCATAATCTGTAAAATTATCGTTAGATTTCAAATAATCCTTGATTGAAGTCTTTATTTGATCAAAATCTAAGTTTGTATACTGTCCAAAGGCCATTATATTCTAGCTGGGAGAAGGAGAACGTCTATTTCCTGCGTATCCATTTCCATACCAATAATATTGTATGAAATTAGAGCAGACATTTCATTATTTTCACCATCAATATTAACTTTTACCTCATCAATCTCAATTCTTGGTTCATATGAGTTGAGAGCGGAAATTATTTGATTTTCTATAGAGATATAGTGTAAAGATGTATCTAATTCAAATAAACTGGCATTAATTTGAGATCCAAAATCATTCAAAAATGGTTTTTCACCAATTATTGTATTGACAATATTAACTACAGACCTTTTAATAGCATCCTCATTCTTAAGAACCATTAGGTCATTAGTTATAGGATGCATTTTAAAAGATAAGTTAATATCTCTAAAGCTTTTAGATCTTTTAAGTGCCACTATATTAAATTAATCTTAATATCTATATTTAGTAACATTAAATAACAATTTTACCAGCACCATCGTCATATTCTATATCTTCATACTCTGGTTCAATAATTTCATTCAAATCCTTAGACTTCTTGGTCTTTTTCAACATGTCGTCGTTATATACCTCTTGTAGAAGGTTAGAATTGTTTTCCATGTTACTAAATTAATATTTTACTATTTATAACTTGAAAACGAAGTATATCCCATTCCATCATCATTATAACCAGAATCTCTATCTGGAATAAAATCTGGACATGTTAATGAACTAACAAGTTCTTTAGCTGTATTGTTATGATCGCATAATTTATTCATCCATATTCTTTCATTCAATTCCACTTCGCCATCTGTTGATAACATACGGCAACATATATCAATAATTTTATTACGGTAATTAGTACTTAGGGGCATAATAGAGTAATGGCTTTTGGTAATATGTAGTATTCCTTTCTTTGTATAGCCTTAGTTAATGATTTTATATCATCATTAGGCATAATAGGAACTTCTTCTTGTAATATTATTTCTCCACCATCTAACTCTTCATTCACATAATGTACAGTAACAC